AAAAAAGTAGACCTGTTAAAAAAAATGGGTAAGACGCAAAGAACAAGCCCTGAGAACTTTAAAAAAGCAGGTGGCGACAAACTCAAAAAAGAAATTTTAGCTGCAGAAACTAGAGTTAAAAAAGCTTTAGGTGGAATGTTAGGCTTTAAGAAAAAAGATAAGAAAAAAGAAAAAGAAAAAAAAGATTCTGAAAAAGGAACAAAACCAAAAGACCTGATTTATAAACCAAAGAAAATGAAAAGGTTAGAAGAGCTTAGAAAAGAATTAAAAAAAGATGGTGGACCTATAGGAATGATGGGTGAAGCTCTACCAAGAAAACCTCAATACATAACTAAAAAAGAAAAACCAAAGTACATAACTAAAAAAGAAAAACCTCAGTACATAACTAAAAAATCTAAGTTTATAACTAAGAAGAAAAAACCAGTACAGAGTGAGTCTAAGTACATAACTAGAAAAGAAAAACCTAAATACATAACTAGAAAACGAAAAGAATCAGGTAGACAAATGGGAGGTGGACCTCGTGACTAAACTTTGTCCAAGAGGTAAAGCAGCAGCGAAAAGAAAATTTTCGGTGTACCCGAGCGCATATGCAAATGCCTACGCATCTAAAATATGTGCAGGTAAAATCAAAGATCCATCTGGTAAAAAAAGAAAAGATTTTAGAGGACCTAAACCTAGCAAAGCTATGGGTGGTAGAATCTACAAAGCTGAAGGAGGTTCGTTAAGTTCTAAAGATGTTGAAAAAATTACAAACAAAGTTAAAAAATTTTCAAAAGAATTTACAGTGACGCCAGAGGTAATTAGAAAAATGAAAGAAATTAGAGATAACCCAAATAGAAATAAAAAAATAAAAAAGAAAAAATTCACAGATGAACAAATTTCTAGAATTAACAAAATAAGAAGCGACCAGATGAGAAGAAGCAATCCTCGTAATTTTACACCTGGTGCAGTAAAACCAGGTCTACTAAAATCTAACAACTCAGGTGGTGCCCCTAAAAAAGGAAAAGGTAGAAAAAGAATGATGGGTGGTGGCATGACAATGATGCCTAGAGCGATGTACAAAAAAGGTGGTAAATCTTTCCCAGATCTTTCAGGTGATGGCAAAGTTACAATGAAAGATGTTTTAATGGGTAGAGGAGTTATTCCACGAAAAGGTAAGAAAGGTGGTGGCTTGATGGAAGCAACATCTAGATTAAGAGCGCAAGGTTTGAAAAAAGGCGGCGTAGCTAAAGGTTGTGGAGCTGTCATGAACGACAGACGTAAAGTCACTAGAATGTACTAACATGGCTGGCCTGAAAACATGGTTCGATCAAAAATGGGTAGATATTGGGAGCAAGCGAAAAGATGGTTCGTTTGCAAAGTGTGGTCGTTCAAAACAAAAGAAGGACGCGAAACGGAAGTATCCAAAATGCGTGCCTCTTGCCAAAGCCACACGGATGAGCGATTCGCAGAGGGCGAGTGCTGTCAGACGAAAAAGAGCAGCAGGTAATACAGGTCCAAAACCCACAAACGTAAAAACATTTGCAAAAAGAAAACAGATGGGGGCAGGAGGTCTGGTATGAGAATGCACCTAGCAGAAGGTGGTATGCCAGCTAGAAATAAAAAAAATTTTCGTCCTACTAAGAAGGGCGCAGGAATGACTCGAGCCGGTGTCATGGCCTATAGAAGAAAAAACCCCGGTTCAAAACTAAAAACAGCGGTCACTGGAAAAGTCAAGCCAGGATCAAAAGCTGCTAAAAGACGTAAATCATTTTGTGCAAGATCACTTGGGCAAATGAAAAAATTTCCGAAAGCTGCTAAAGATCCTAACTCAAGACTAAGACAGGCTCGCAGAAGATGGAAATGTTAAATGGTAAAAAAACTAAACAAGGTAGCTAAAGCTTTAGGTAAAGCTTCTAAGCTACACAAGAAACAATCTAAAATTATCAAGAAGCATATTAAGGAGATGAAACGTGGCAGATCCTAAAATAGGCACTGGTAAAAAACCAAAAGGATCTGGAAGGAGGTTATACACAGATGAAAATCCAAGAGATACTGTCGGAATTAAGTTCGCGACTCCGGCCGATGCTAAGAAAACTGTTGCGAAAGTTAAAAAGATTTCAAAGCCGTTTGCGAGGAAAATCCAAATCCTAACTGTTGGTGAACAGCGCGCCAAAGTTATGGGTAAATCAAAAGTTGCTGCTATATTTAAGAAAGGAAAAGATGCAATTAGAAACCGCCATAAATCGTCTAATTAAGTATATAAATAGACGAACAGAAGAATTGTCATTGGCTGTCACATCAGGAGGTATTGACAGTATGACAAAATATAACTATATAATAGGACAGATAACAGCCCTAGAGGCAACTAAACAGGAACTCTCTAACCTGCTAGAAGATAAGGAGCAACATGGAACAGTCATCGACATCAAAGATAAAGCTACCGAATAAAGAATTGGTAGGCATCAAAAAAGAAAAAGATTTAACAAAAGAAGATTCAAATAAACTACCACAACCGACCGGTTGGAGGATGTTAGTTTTACCTTTTAAAATGAAAGAGAAAACTAAAGGTGGGGTTATACTTGCCGAAACAACCTT